TCGGCCGTGCGCTACGGCACGGAGTCTCTTCGCTACGCTGGCCCGTCTACCTGCCGCTATCGTCCAGGGGACTAGGACGCCGCCCTCTCACGGCGGAAACCCGGGTTCGAATCCCGGTAGCGGTACTCATGGAACCCCCGCACGTCGGGGGTTTCGTCACGTCAGGGGACGCGATGGGCCAGCCGATGGGCCAGTCCGGTTCTTTGAACGAGACTCGTTAGGACCCCCGAGTAGTCGAACTCACAAAGACGTTGCACACGCAACGAGCCCCGTAAACGGCTTCTAAGGCCCTGCGGGGACAGCCGAGGGGTTCGGGGTAGGGCTACGCGGCGGCCGGGCCGTGCGCGTCGCCGTGGCAGCGCGCGCAGAGCGTGAGGCAGTTGTCGAGCGTGTTCGTGCCGCCCTGGGCGACGCTGACGACGTGGTGCACGGCGAGGCCGGCCGTGTGCCCGCAGCGGGTGCAGGCGTGGCCGTCGCGTAGGAGGGCTCGGGCTCGTAGCGCGTTCCAGCCGGGCCGGGCGGTCGCTCTGCTCGACGGGCTCGGGCGCGGCGTGTGGCGTGGGCAGTGGCTCGCGCCGAGGGTGAGCGTGCCGCAGACGATGCATGGCCGGCGGGGCATCTACAGCCACCCAAGTAGCCGGCCGGGCTCGGGCGCGGGCTGGTCGGCACGGTCCACCGCCATCGCCAGCGCGATCAGCGCGTCAATCTGCGCCGCGTCGGCGGACTTGTCGAGCCTCCAGCCGCGGGGTCCCTGCTTCGCGATGGCGGCGGCTACGTGCCGGTCGAGGTCGGGGTGCGCGGGGTGCACCAGGCGCTTGCTCACGACGGCACTGTGCAGGCCCTCGCTCATGGTCCCCAGCCGGGTGCTGCTCATGGGCACCTCGACGACGGGGAGGCCGTGGTCACGCTCCAGCCGTAGCGCCTCAGACCTGAATCTCCACGGGTCGTGGGCGACCTCGCGCACGGGCCGCCGGCCGGCGATCTCCAGCACCCTGTCTACGACGTCGAGGACCGCGGTCTCGCCCTGGAGCACGTGGACCTCGGCGACGTGCAGGCCGGCCGTGACGCCCACGACGGCGCTAGCGGCCCTGGAGCCGCCGATGTCGACGCCGAGCACCACCGGCTCGTCGGGTGGCGCCCACGCGCCGGCGCAGGCGCTCCACGCGCCCGGTGGCAACCATGCACCCTCGCTGGTGCCCCAGCGGCAGGCGTGGAACTGCGCGAAGCTGATCGGCGTGAGCCGCTGCGCCTGCTCACGCAGCGCCGCGGTGGTGATGTACGCGGCCGGGTTGCACGCCTTGACGGCCCGGTAGTCGTCGAGCTGCTTGTCTTCGGCGAGGCTCCATTCGAGCCAGTGCAGGCCGGGAGCGACCGCGTCGGTCACCGCGCCCCGCCGCGTGACGGTGCCGGCGAGCGCTCGGGCTCGCAGCCGGCCGAGCGGGCTATCGAGGCGGGCCGCGGCCGTGCTGATCCCGAGGAACCTCGCCTCGGGGTCCTTCACCAGGCCGGTGAGCATCGCTTCGAGGAGGCCCTCGCCCTGCCACGCCCACACTTCATCGCCGATGTACAGCGTGCTGGAGAGGCCGTGGACGCGCGCGCCCTCGGAGGGCACCACCCTGAGCAGGCGCAGGTGGCCCTCGTGGTCCTCGTGGCGCAGTTCGAGGTGGCGCACCACGAGCTGGTCATCGAGCGCGGGGTGCTGCGCGAACCCGCGCATGCGCTCGAAGCAGATGCGGGCCTGGTCACGGCTGGCCGCGCCGATCGTCACCGCCGCGCCGTCGACGGTCAGGAGATGGTGCAGCGCGATCTTCGCCGCCAGCGACGTCTTCGAGTTGCCCCTCGGGAGCACGGCTACGACCTCGCGCAGGTGCCCGAAGTGGGCGCGGGCGATCCGCTTCTCGTGGGCCTCCAACGGCTCGTCGATCAGCTCGCAGAATGCGGTCAGGCCACGTAGGCCCGGCTGGACGGTCGCGGGCCTCTCGGCGACGGCGGGCATAGACGAAGGGTAGACCGTCAGCCGGAACCCATAGACTTCGGTCTATGGGTTGGTCACTGAGGCGCCGTGAGAACGTGGAGGATCGCGCGCTGAGCGCGCAGACCGTGCCGGCGTCGATGCTCACCAGCACGCCGGGCGGCGCCTCGGTCACGCCCGGCAACGCCATGGCTATCAGCGACGTCTTCGCGGCCGTGCGCGCCTTGAGCGACGCCGCCGCGTCCCTGCCGCTGATCGCCTACAGGCGCACGGACGGCGGGCGCGAGCGCCTGGAGGGCGGCACTGCTGACCTGCTGCGCAACCCGGCCCCGGCGACGACTCAGGCCAACCTCGTCGGGCAGATGGTCGCGCACCTTAACTTGTTCGGCTCCGCCTACTGCGGGAAGTTCCGCGACGCCACCGGCCAGGTGGATCAGCTCGCGCTGCTGCACCCCGAGCGGGTAGTGCCCGAGCTGCGCGGCGGCAGGCCCGTCTACACCGTCCTCGACGGCCAGGGCGGACGGACGGTCCACACCGTCGACGACATCACCCACATCAAGGGCCTCAGCACGGACGGCCTGGTGGGCCTCTCCCCGGTCAGGCAGTGCCGCGTGGCCCTCGGGCTCAGCCAGACGCTCGCCGAGCACTCTTCGAGCTTCTTCTCCGGCGGCGCGCGCCCCGCTGGCATCCTCAGGCTCAACCGCTTCGGGACGCCGCCCCCGGGCGTGGCGTCCGGGGAGGGCACCGACGACCTCCAGACGCTCCGCAACGCCTGGAACAGCGAGCATGGCGGGCCGAAGAACGCGCACAAGATCGCCGTGATTTCAGGTGAGGTCGAGTTCACTCCCCTGTCAATGCCGATGGACGATGTGGAGTTCATCGAACAGCGCAAGCTCAGCGCGGTCGAGGTCGCCCGCATCTTCCGGATTCCTCCCCACATGATCGGCGCTTCCTCCGGCGACTCACTCACCTACTCCACGGTGGAGTCGCAGGCGCTCGACTTCGTGAAGTTCAGCCTCCGGCCGTGGCTGGTCACCATCGAGCAGGCGCTGAGCGCAGACCGCGATCTCTTCGGGCCGCGCACGTATTGCGAGTTCCTGCTCGATGCGTTGCTGCGCGCCGACTCCAAGACCAGGAGCGACGTCTACACCGCGGCGCTCGACCCGGTCTCGGGCTGGATGGACGTAGACGAGGTCCGCGCGCTCGAGAACCTGCCGCCCCGCACCCAGCCGGCGCCCGTGGCGGCGCCCACGGTGGCGCCCTAATGGCCCGCTCCCCCGTCCCGCCGGTCAATGCCACGCTGACGAAGGTCTCCAACAAAGAGACCGTCAGCGACGGCGGCGGTGGCTTCACCACCACGTGGGTCGTCAAGTGGGAGGGTGCCGCGCCCGCGTACGCCCGGCAGAAGGTGGGCCTGGAGGCTGGCTCCTCCAGCATCCTGACCGTCGAGGAAGACACCCTCGCGATCCCCAGCAGCGTGCCAGTGGGCCTCGGCAACACCATCGAGTTCACGAGCCACGGCGCGGCTTACACCCGCCGCGTCGACTCAGTCGAGGATCACCACGACTACGGCTTCATCCGGTGCTTCGTCACCGAACCCGCATAGAGGAGAGAACATGACCACACTTGCCGACACTCACCGCCCGACCGCCGGCACCGTCGAGGACCGTCGCGCGCCCGTCGGCGACACCCTCACCGTGGACGGCCCGCGGCTGCGCGGCAGGATCCCCTACGGGGTCGAGTCGCGCGACATGGGCGGATGGCGCGAGGTGATCGAGCCGGGTGCACTGTCCGGTGCGAAGCTCGACGACCTCGTGGCCACCGTCGACCACGCGGGGGTGCCCATTGGGCGCCACCCGCGGACGCTGGAGCTGGAAGACCGAGCCGAGGCACTGCACTGGAGCGTCGAGCTGCCCGAGTCCCGTAGCGACGTCCGCGAGGCCGTCGAGCGTGGCGACCTGCGCTCCGGGAGCTGGCGAATGATCGTCGGCCGCGAGGAATGGCGCGGCGAGGTCCGTCACGTCCACGAGATCGCCGAGCTGCGCGACGTCGCCGTGGTCACCGTCCCCGCCTACACCGCCGCGGCGACCGAGTACCGCGCCGCGCCCGAGCAGACCACCGAGGCCGCGCCCGTGGCCACGAACACCGCCGAGGCCGAGGAGGCCCCCATGCAGACCGAAGATCGCCAGCAGGAGG